GTCGACGGGGTGGGGGGGGGCGGAGGCGGCGGTGGTGGAGGTAAAGGCAAAGGAAAAGGCGGCGGAGGTGGCGGAGGCGGTCAACCAAAAGGTGCTCAAGTTGACATGGGCAAGATTGCCGAAGGGGACAATCAATTGAAGAAATTCTTCGAAGACCTCTTTGGACGAATTGGTGAACTCTTAGCCAAATTCAAAGCTGGATTCGATGCCGCATTCCACTCTGAAGGTTTGGAACGAATGAAAGTGGCTCTCGAACGAATCGGAGCTACCCTCCAAGAAATCTTCACGGATCCACAAGTTGTCCAATCGTTCAACACGATGCTTGACAAGTGGGCTTACGCATTGGGTCAATTTACTGGTGCGATTGCTTCGGTGGGAGTGGGGATTGGTGTATTCCTTACTGAATCCATAGCCAACGCACTCGACAATCACAAAGAACAAATCAAGAAAGCTCTTGTCAATACAATGGATGCGACTGGAGATATGTGGGAGGCAGCTGGGAACATTGCTCAAGCTATCGGTGATTCCATTTACAAGGTATTGACGAGCGAAGGGGCTGTGAAGATAGGTGAAGCCATCGCAGGGGCGTTCATTAGTCTATACGTTGATATCAAAGAAATCGGAGTGAAACTTGGTCGTGACTTGATGAAGGCTTTCGAGACGATTATCACGAAGAATGCTCCGAAACTTACAGAAGCATTCAATACAATGTTGAAGAATATTGCTCCAATCTTCAAAACGGTCGAAAAAGCCGTTGAAGATGTTGGAAAGATGTTCAAAGGTGTTTACGATGACACTATCGGACCGTTGATTCTTCAATGGGGTGATATGATATCGGGATTGGTTGGAACGATTATTGATGGATTCAACAATCATGTGAATCCCGTTCTTGAGAAAGTCGGGAAAGCATTTAGTGATGTATACGACCAATTCGTGAAACCTATGATTGATTCACTAGGGAATGCCATCTCGAGCATTGTGGAAGCTATAAGCAGGATTTGGACAGCACTTGAACCACTATACAACCTACTTGCTAGTGCATTAGGTCCGATTCTCGGAGTCGTTGCTGGCTTGCTAGGTGGACTCTTGCTTGCTGCAATCGCTGGAGTCTCACTCGCATTGAAAGGCTTATTCGACTTTTTAAGTTGGATTTTCGATATTCTTGGAAACGGTGTGACCGCAATCGCTGAATTTGCTGATAAGGCAATGACAGCAATCCCGGAAGGCTTCCAAGCTGCATGGGATGGAATTGTGGCGATATTCGGTGGAATAGGTCAATGGTTTGCGGATCGTTGGAATGACATCGTCACCGAATTCAGCAATGTCCCAACATGGTTCAACACAATCTTCACAACAGCATGGAATAACATCGTGAATGTGTTCAAATCTATCGGACAATGGTTCAAAGACCGTTGGAACGATGTGGTGAACGCACTTTCGAACGTGGCAACATGGTTCGGAACGATGTTCAAGAATGCATGGAATGGAATCGTGAACGTGTTCAGCGTGGCTGGTTCATGGTTTAGTGGCATTTGGGGAGGCATCAAAGCGGTGTTCTCTGGTGTGGTTGAATTCTTCCGAGGAATCTTCCAAGGAGCTTGGAACACGATTACAAGCATCTTCTCAACGATTCCAAATTGGTTCAGCAACATCTTCTCAAAAGCATGGGCAGGTGTTCGAGATGTATTCTCGACTGGTGGACGAATCTTCATGGGAATTACCGAAGGGATTCTCGGAACGTTCAAGACTGTTGTGAATGGAATCATCGGAGGTATTAACCGAGTGATTACAATTCCATTCAATGGAATCAATGGAATCCTTGATGGGATTCGTGGAATCAGCGTGATGGGTGTGAGCCCATTTGCTTGGATTGGTAGAATCAGCACTCCTCAAATCCCAATGCTGGCTCAAGGGGGATTCGTTAAGGCGAACACTCCACAATTGGCGATGATTGGGGATAACAAGCACTACGGTGAAATTGTGGCACCTGAGAACAAGATGCTTGCAATGGCTCGTGAAGCTGCTCGATTATCGAAAGATTCGAACAGTAGTGCGGAAGTAGTTGCGTTACTAAGACAATTAGTCACATTAGTGGCTGGAATGGATTTGAACATCGATGGCGAATCGGTTACGAGAAAAATCTTTGACATCGCAAATGGAATCCAACAAAGAACAAATCAACCATTATTAGATTTTTAGGAGGTGCATAGAGTGAGCGAAATCACAGTGAATGGAGTTGCTCTTGCATCTCCTGTGTCTATATCAAACAGCGATGAAATCATTTGGAGCTCTGGGACTGGTCGAAGTGCGAACGGTCTCATGAGTGGAGATGTCATTGCAAACAAAACAACAATTCAAATTTCTTGGGGAATCTTAACTCAAGATGAATATAATGCCATTCGTAACATCCCAAGCGGGTTCTTCAATGCGACCGTGCAAGGTAAATCGATTAGAGCATATCGAAGCACAATCTCGGGAACTTGTATGGGTACATTTAGCGATGGCATAACTTACTACAACGATGTATCGACATCGTTCATTGAGCAATAGGAGTGATGAAATGCTAGAAACAACACAAGAGTATAGAGATGCGATTGTGTCTGATGTTCGAGTGATTCACGCTTCATTCACGCTCAACAATCAGACTTATGTTAAGTCACATCTAAAGAAAATCGAACATGATGCTTCCATCTCTGGAGGCTCATCGTTCGTTCCCGGTGGCACATTCATCAATTCCCTATCTGTCGAACTGAATCAGATAGTCGAAGGAATTGAGGAGATGATGCTATCAACAGCGAGCCTCGGAGTTCAAACAATTGACGGTCAAGCGGCAATGTTGCCCCTTGGTCGTTTTTTTGTGACCGAAATCAAGCTCGACCGTAATTCAAAAATTACAAAATTAAAGCTTCAAGATGAATTCGTGAGATTGCTTGGAACGTATGAAAGTAAACTCTCGTATCCAACAGGAACACGAGAAATCTTCCAAGAAATCGTGACGATGACGGGAATCCCTGTGAGTGATGCAATAAATCTCCCAGATGTGTCCATCAAGACAAAATTGGAGAAAGCAACATTCAGAGATGCCATCATGTATCTCGCTCAATTGGATGGCACGTTCGCACGATTCAATCGTGATGGAAAGCTCGACTTCATCGATTTGAAGCCTACAACGAAACAAATCACGAGAAGCCAATATGGAGCTACTGGGCTAGTACGAGACGAAATCAAGTACAAGCTCGGATCCATTGAATGTACTGTCGATAAGACCAAGATTGTGGCGGGTAATCGTTCGGGGAACAAGATGGTTCTCAAGAATCCATGGATGACTCAACAATTGCTCGATAGATTGTACAACAAGTATCGAGATTTGAGCTTCTATCCATACGAATTATCATGGCGAGGCGACATCGACACCGAACCCGGGGACTGGGTCTCAGTCTATTGGGGTTCAGAGAATACAAGATTCGACATTCCTGTATTCTCACATCACATCACATTCGATGGTGGATTGAGTTCAAAGACGAATGCGAAAGAATCGGGGCAATCTCAATCACAATACAAGTATCGTGGACCCGTTCAAGAGAAACTTGACTACATTGAAAGCCTCACGACCAAGATTGGTCGCTTGTATTTGGATGAGGCTGAGCCTATCAATCCAAAAGAGGGCGACAAGTGGATGAAACCGAGTGGTGGATATGCCATCATGTATGAACGTGTAGACGGTCAATGGGTCCGTAAGGTGGACACCGCTGATTTGAATAAAATCATCGAGACCATCACGACCGATGAAGTTATTGCTAAGAAGATTAGTGCTGGATTGATTCAGTCATTAGAAATCAACGCACGACAAATCACAGCGGGCTCGCTTGACTTGAATCGAATCTCAATCACGAATGGTAGCAAGCCAATCATGGAAGTTCGAGATGGCAAAATCTACTTCGATGTATCAAGTGTCGAGGACTTCAAGAAGCCAATCAAAGAAGTCGAAGCAAAGCTCGAGATGAAGGCAGACAAGCTCATCACAGAAGACCAACTTAAACACTTGCAAGACCAACAACTTGTCATGATGCAAGAGATGAAGGCGAAAGCGACTCTTGAGACGGTTTTAGAGTGGAAGGCTAAATATGAAGCGTTCGTAAAATCAAACGAATCAGACAGAAAGCAAGCACAAGATGACCTTGTGTCGCTCTCTCAACGCATGATTGGGATTCAAAATGACTTAGGCTCTATGACAGCTATTTGGAACGCAATCGACCGCAATATGAAATTCGGAAATGAAGGGCTCTCAATTGGGAATCCTCAAGGAGATAGCTCGATTCTTGTGTCTGACAATCGAATCTCGATGATGTCTGGTGGTCGAGAGGTCATGAGCATTTCGCAAGGTGTGATTCACATCGACAATGGGGTGTTCACGAAATCGATTCAAATTGGCTACTATGTGGAATCTCAATACAATGTGAATCCAAAATTCAACGTAATCAGATACGTAGGACCGTAGGAAAGGAGGTAAAAAATGGGAATTCAATACTTCGATGGGAACTGGCACACTTATATTCGATATGAAGTGAGCACACTCTCCCAAGACCGTGTGGCGAATACTACGACCGCACGGGTAAGCTTGTACATCGGGAATGACCCCGGTGGATATGAAATCCAATTTGACCCAACCTACGGGGCATACATGGGAGTGCAACTAGCGGGGCAAAACAAGTACTTAAAAATTGAGCACCTCTTTATTAAGGGCTCAGAGCGTTCTCTTGGAAGTGTGGACTTCACATTCACACATGATGAAGATGGACAAGCGACACGCAAGATTCTCTTGTGGTCAAGCTCTACGAGTGGCATCAACTATGGTGGATGGTATTTGGGCTCAATCGATACGAGCTTCACACAAACATTCGCTAAGATTCCAAGGATGTCGAAGGTCGCATCCGTATCTGGAACGAGAGAACTCGGACAAGAGCTCACAGTCACACTCGACAGAAAGGTCGAATCATTTACCCATCAAGTTTGGTACAAGGTATGGGGCTCTGATTGGTACGATTTAGGAACAGGACTTGGAACGACAGTCAAATTCACTCCTTCTCCAGAAAACGCAAGAAAGAATGTGAACGTGGCATCGAGTACGTTTGATATTTGTGTCCGCACATTCGATGGTGACAAGCAAATCGGGATTGATGAGTATAGTGTTGGATGGTATATCGGGCTCCCTAGTGGAACACAACCGAGACTCGAGACCATTGAGCTTGTTGACAAGGCAAAAGCAACCAAAGACATCGTGGGAAAGAATACATTCGTCCAAACATTCTCCGAGATGGTAGGAACATTCAAAGGGATGGAGGGCACTTACGGATCCACAATCAAGACATTCCATGCTGAGGTCGTAGGTCAAAAAATGGCAATCACCTCGAATGGTGGCACATTCCAATTCTTCAAGAATTATGGTGATTACAATGTCGAAGCGTATGTCATCGATAGTCGTGGACTCAAGTCCAATGTAGTGACCGTACCAATCAAGGTGCTTCAATACTTCGCTCCAATGCTATCGTTTGAAGCGGTTCGAGGTGGCGGAGACCAACAAACGATTGTTGTTCGAAGAACAGCCAAAATCGCACCACTCATGGTCGATGGGGTTCAGAAGAATCCAATGCGTTTGAAATTCAAAGTCAAACCAGCTTATGACGGATACTTCACCGACAACAAAGGCGGAGGAGTTGATTCAATAGTCATCAACTCGCTCACGAATTCGAATTCGGACTTATTTGGGACATTCGCTGCTGATAAGGCTTGGATTGTCGAAGGTACAATCTCGGATGCTTATGCAAGCTTCACATTCACCGCTCCAATCGTGGGACCCGAAGAGGTAGTCCAATGTAGGACTCCGAATGGCTCTGGATTTGGAAAGGTATGGGAGCGAGGGAGAATCGATGCGAAGGGTGACATCTACTCACACAATGAGCTCGTGCAAGTCGGGAGATTGACTCAAATCGATGGTAAGTCCATCAAGATGACAGGATCCGCAAACGACTTGATGAAGACTGGGATGTTCTATTCCCACGGGATGAGCGACCTCCCTTCGAATTTGACGGGCTTTCAATTATATGGATATATCCAAGTGAATACTCATCCAAGTGATGAGAATTATGTGATGCAAACATATACACCATACGATGGGAATGTCATTTATATGAGGCGTAAAACGCCCATCACAGGATGGCATCCTTGGGTGCAATTTACACCTAGTAACATTCCTCTATTTGGTGAGTGGCATGATGCACCTCTTACGAATGGATGGAAGCATTATGGTGGGAACGACACGAATGTTCAATATCGTAGAGATTCAGAAGGAAGAATCTATTTGAGGGGTAGTTGTCAAGGTGGAACATATATCAATCGTGGCGGAACGATATTCACGCTTCCTAAAGAATATAACCCGAAAAAGAAAGTCTATATTCGAGCAATTACGGGAGACTATCAAGATTGTTATTTGATTCTATCTCCTGAAGGGGAGCTGTACTGTGCTAAAGATAACCAAGTACAAAGAGATTGGTTATGTTTAGACGGAATTATAATCTAAGGGGGCAAAATTATGAATTTAGAACAAGCAAAAACACGCAAGACTCAACTTGAGAGAGAGGTTGAAGTCGCAAAAGAAGAAATCTATACATTCTCAATCGATAAGTCTAAACTTGAGCAGCAAGCTCAAAATTTACAAGACAAAATCGAATTTAAGAGTCGAGACCTCAACACCAAACAACAAGAAATCAACACTCTGGCAACAGCAATCGAGGTCATGGAACGATGATGGCGGACTTAGAAATCAAGTTACTTGTAGACCATTTACAATCGTTATTCAAAAGCCCGTATATTCAAATCCTATTTTGGATTGTATGTTTTGACATTATTTCGGGTTATATAAAAGCTTTTAAATTGAAGAAATTTGATAGTAAAACGAGCACGAATGGGCTACTCAGACATTTTCTTGTCATGTTAGTAGTCATGATAGTTGCCCTATATGCTAGAGCTCTCAATCATAGAGAGATAGGAATAACCACATGTCTATTTTTTATTATGAGTTATGTGGGGTCGTTGATGGAGAATTGGGAAGCGTTGGGCTTACCATTCCCCGAAGCGTTGAGACCGTACATCAACCAAATGCGAAAAAATCAAGATAAGAAATTCCAAAAAATAATCGAAATTGAAATCGAAAAGAAAGAGGATGAATAATATGGAACAATTGCAAGCAACAATCATCAATGGAATCGTGAGCATTTTAGTCGTATTAGTAGGACTAGCATTCACAGGGTTGAAAGGATTCATCGAAACTAAAGCGACAGAATTGAAAGCCAAAACAGATGCTAAGAACTACGAGCTTGCAAAATCAATCGCTCACACGGTCGTGAATGCGGTGGAACAAATCTTCCGAGATGTCCACAATGCAAGTCAAGACAAGTTCCAAGTGGCATTCGACAACGTAACGAAAGAGCTTGAAAAAGCTGGAATCAACTTGGATGACGACTCCAAGAAGGTGTTGATTGAATCTGTCGTGAATGGATTCAACGAATTGAAAAAGATTGAAGGTTAAGAATACGGATCCACAGAGGGCTCATTGCGAGTCCTCTTTTTATTTAAAGAAGGGAGGAACGTATGGAAAAAGTAATCGAAAAATATTTGACTATTACATCAGCCAATCGAGTCGTTGAGCATTTAAACAATGAAATATATAGCAAAGACAAGGGCACAGCAACATTCAAGTTCACTATTGATGAATTGACAGCTTCGAAGGTTCTTTGTCTTTTTTACTTCAAGTACACAAAGAGATACAAAACTGTTGAGGCTACAATCGAGGGCAACAATATCACAATCCCATTCGATAGCTCACTAATCACTACAGATGAGCCTGTTGTGGGATATATCTATTTTGAAAAGGTAGAGAAATCAACGGATGTTTACTCATTCTTATTCAATGTACGTGTTAGTGAAATTGATAAGGCTCAAGAAACACCACTCATCGAACGAACAACAGGGCGAATTGTTGATGTTGATAACATCGTAACGAAACAAGAACTTGATGATTTGTTTGCAAAAATCAAAGCACAAGGTGGAACGTATGATGATAGCTCATTGCGTGGCGAGATTTCGCAAATTAATGGCAAAATTGAGACTTTAGAACGAAAGACGGATAAAGACACCATCTATGACGATGAGCCCTTAAAACGCCGAATATCAGCTTTAGAGAACAAGCCCGAAATCGACACGAGCAACTTCGCAACCAAACAGGAACTACAAAATATTACCTTAACACCTGGACCGAAAGGAGATAAGGGTGAAGCTGGCGAACGTGGGCCGATAGGACCGATAGGACCGCAAGGGTTGACGGGACCAAGAGGGGCAGACGGTCAGCAAGGCTTACAAGGTATTCAAGGCGAAAGAGGTCAAGACGGACAGCCCGGACCAAAAGGTGAACGAGGCGAACCGGGTCCACAAGGTTTACAAGGCATTCAAGGGGCACCGGGTCCTAAAGGCGAGAACGGTCGAGATGGTCGAGATGGCGTGGGTATTCCACAAAAATTAAGCATCGCTGGGAACGTTGTGACTCTGTCTGATGGTGGTGGAAGCATCACACTCCCAACTACCACAGCAACACCAAGTGGCACTCCCGGTCAAGTTCATGAATATGAAATCCATGGGACAGGAATGCCAAATGGAAAAGTAACCGCTCCTGTTGGGACGACATACGTTGACACAGCAGTCACAAACGGTGCTCTTAAATGGATTAAGAGACGAGGAAACGACAATCAAGGATGGGAAGTCTTGACGGGAGATACTGGTTGGCGTACACTTCCAATCGTTTCAAAGTTGGGCGGTTCATTCTTAAAAATTCGCAGAAAAAACGACACGATTATATACCAATTTGGCGGTTTAAGTTGGGGTTGGTTCGGTGTTATTCGCAGAGGCGGTGCAGGTTATCAAGTTCAAGGGTCAGACCGTGAACGAAATTGTTACATTTTAGGTTTAAATGGCGTTCCTCAAGGATTTCGCTCTGAGGCTTCCCTCATTGGAGGAATATACAACGACAAGGGAATACCATATGGAACGTGGTATTTGGGAGGGGCTGGAGACAGTAACATGTTACGCTTCCAATTTATCGACCCCGTTCCAACAGACCGAGACATCGGAGACATCCGAGTGAGCTTGATTACGTATTTAACAAGCGAGCCTTGGCCGGTAACATTACCATAATTTAAGGAGGAATATATAAATGGCAACAGCAAGAGAAGTACTTGATTTTATCGTCTCATTGGCTAAGATGGGACAAGGAGTAGACGCAGATGGAGTGTATGGGACTCAATGTGCTGATTTACCAAACTATATCTCATATCACTATTTTGGAAAGTGGCTTTGGGGTAACGCTATAAACTTGCTCGATTCTGCGAAAGCTCAAGGCTTTGAGGTTATTTATGAAGGACCCGGCGTAGTTGCAAAAGCTGGGGACATCTTTGTGAAGCATTTCGTGGCAGGAGATGGCATCGATTACGGGCATACAGGTTTAGTCATTGAAGATTCTGATGGCTATACACTAAAGACCATCGAGCAAAACGTGGACGGAAACTGGAACTATTTAGAGGTGGGTGGACCCGCACGATTCAGTTCACGAACTTATAATGGCATCGTTGGATATATTCGATTCCCGTATGGATCCGATACGAGCACACCTGTCCAACGAGAAGGATGGATTCAAGATTCTGTTGGTTGGTACTTCAAGAATCAAGATGGAACATATCCATTCGATACTTGGAAGAAGATTGATGGAAACTGGTTCCGATTCAATAAGGACGGATATACTCTTGAAAATACTTGGTTCAAGGATGATGAGGGATTCTGGTATTGGTTGAAGTCAGGTGGCTATATGGCTATCGGATGGCAAAACATCGGTGGCAAGTGGTACTTCTTCAATGAGGTCGGAGAGATGAAGACAGGTTGGATTCGCTACTTCGACAAGTGGTACTATTGCAACGAATCAAATGGCGATATGATTTCAAAAGAAGTTCGCAAGATTGGTGATGCGTACTACTATTTCAACGAGAATGGAGAGATGCTCGAAAAAGCATCCGTTCGTGTTGATGAAAGTGGAGCAATTCACTTCGAAGAATAAACAATGAGCCTACCTTTCGGGGTAGGCTTTTTTATTTTGGGGGCAAAATGGGGGCGAAAAAATCGCTTGGGTCATCATTAGTTGCTCTTCATTCGACTTGTGAAGCTTTCGAAAACACTATAATAACAACAAAAACACACTTCTTGGATTTTCTTGAATATCATAT